GCTTTTTAGTCATCCCCTTTTTTTTTAAATTTGACATATGAAAGAACAATTAAAAGCAGTAGAGACATTAAAAAATTATTGTATATTTGCTGAATGATAGCAGGTATTTATACAATAAGATCTATAAAGGATAATAAAATTTTAGTAGGTCAAAGTACCAATGTATTTGGTAGATTATCACAGCATAAATTTCATTTAAGGAAAAACACACATGACAATAGGCATTTACAAAGTGCTTATAACAAAAATGGTATTGATAACTTTCAATTTGATATTCTTATTATATGTGATGAAGAATATTTATACTCAGAAGAAAATTATTGGTGTAATATGCTGAATGCACATAATAGTAGTTTTGGATATAATATTAAACCTACTAATCCTAATGGTAACTATAGACATTCTGAAGAAACTAAATTAAAAATAGCTGAAAAACTTAGAGGATCTAAACGTTCTGAAGAATTTAAAAAAAAGTGTTCTATTAGAGCAAAAGGTCATAAAAAATCTATTGAAACTTTAGAAAAACTAAGAAAGAGTTGTAGCGGAAAAAAACATACTGAAGAAGCCAAATTAAAAATGTCTAATTCAAAAAAAGGTAAACCTATTAAATTTTCTAAAGAAGGAAGAGCTGCTGTAAATAAAGCTCATAAAGAATGGTTAGCCTTAGGTTTAAAAAATAAAAAAATAAAAAATGAAATGACCGGTATTATATATAATAGTGTCAGTGAATGTTTAAAAGAATTAAATATTTCAACGAGTGCTTTTTATAGAAATATAAACGGAATGGGTAGATTTACAAATAAATATAAATTACATTATGTTAGAGCAATTAAATAAAGTAGCAGAATTTCACAACGCATTTGGACAAGAAAATGGTAAATATCCAAGACCTTTGGATGAGTATGAGTTTAACCTTAGACACTCTCTTATGCAAGAAGAGAATGATGAATATTTAGAAGCTTGTTTTAAGAATTCATTAGTTGATATTGCTGATGCACTAGGTGATCAATTATATATCCTCTGCGGAACTATTCTCAAGCATGGTATGCAACACATCATAGAAGATGTATTTAATGAGATACAGGCCAGCAATATGAGCAAATTAGGGGATGATGGCAAACCAGTTTTGCGTGAGGATGGTAAAATCTTAAAAGGACCACAATATTTTAGACCTGACTTATCTAAATTCATTGAAGTAAAATGACTTTCCTTAATTCTCATCCGATTAAGAAATCAGATCTTGGTTTTCACGGTAACTTATTTGGAGGCAAACTTCTTGCATGGATTGATTCAGCTGCTGCTGGTTATGCGATGCAGTTATGTGACACTCCAAGAATGGTTACTGTAAGTATAGATCAATGTAACTTTGAAAGAGCAGCAAAAGAAAGCCAACTTCTAAAAATATATGGTTATCCAGTTAAAGTTGGTAACTCTTCAGTTACTCTTTATATGGAAGCAAGATCTCATAATGTATATACAGGAACACAAACCTTAGTTCTAAAGACTAATATTACTTTTGTACATATTGATGAAGCAGGAAGCCCTATTCCAATTGCAGGAAAAGGTAAAAAAAGAATTAAAACATTAATAGATCAGAATGAGTCCACAACAGTTTAAAAAAATGATGATAGAGGCCTATTTGGCCGGTGCAGAAAGTATGATATGTGGTTGTTTGCCTATGCAAACAAAGAAAGAAGCTAGAGAATGGTTTGAAGAAAACCACCAGTTGTTTGATGAATCTGATGAAGATGGAGACCCTAAAGTGCTTTGAATGTAAAATAGAGAAACCTTTATCTAAATACAAAACAAATAAAAGAAAGTATCAGATTAAGTCTTCAAAAGGCATGTGTATTATATGCAAAAAATGCTGTTTACATAATGCAATTACTAAACTATATGTAGTTAGATATAACTTTGATGAAAGCAAGTTTGAGATCATCAAGTTTAAAGATGCTAATGAAGCTGTAGAATTTATAAATAATGAGGAGGGGGAGTATTAAGCTCCCCCTTTTTTTTACTTAAGGTTTTCAGCCATTTCTGCTTTCTTAATTGCCCAGATTGGAGATACGTTTTTACCTTTAACACCAAAGACACCAGCAAGATCATTCCAGATTTTTGCAGATCCTTTTTCTTGCCATCTATATGGACCTACATCTTGTTTATAATAAGCTTTATCATCTCCAGTCAATAATCCATACATATCCATTGCAAGATCCCCATACAGTTCTGCTGTTGGACCTAAAGCAATAGTTGATGTTCCTATATATTCTGTATACTCATCATATCCCATACCTGGTATAGGAATAAAAGATTCATTCTCTTTCTTAATCATCATGAGTTGATAAAGAATTTGATTAGCCATCCAACCAGCATTACCATATTCATCTTCTCTGGCTTCTAGTTTTTCAAATCTATCCTCTTCTCCAGGATCATAACCAAATACAAGATAGATAGCAGCAGAAAGTAAGAATACATATGCAAATTCAAATAATGTTTGCTTAATTGCGGCAACTTCTTCAGGAGTCATAATGCCTTTATACTTTTGGAAATCCCTAACCAAATTAATAATAGCAATAGTCCCTGTTATATAGTAACCTCTTGATGTAGTATCTAAATCCCAGTCATATACTTCTCCAAAGAAATTATCTTTATCAGTATCAAATTGGAATCTTCTCATAAACATACCAGTAGCATAGTTACGAGAATAAGTAAACAGTTTGTAAAATAAGTTTTTACTTAGAGTAGGGTTATCTATACTTGAGACAAAGCCGTTAAGTTTTTTATTTACACCGGCTAATTTTCTACGCATGTTTTTAAATTCTTTTGCGTTAGAAATTACTATCTCAGTGCCTGGATCTAATTCAGATAAATTATCAACTTTATTATACTCTTTTAAATTCTCTACAGTAGTATTATATCTTTTTGCTAAATCTTCATATGTTTCACCATCAACATAGTCATGTTTAATTTGAGTCATCCCATATTCAGGATTGATACCATCCTTAAGTTTTAATAACTTATCTGGACCAATTTCAAAAGCCTCGGAATAAGGAATCATTCTGGATTTACCATTAGGTAGTTTTTGTTCTACCATTTGATAATCAAGTACAGCATAACCTAGTTCTAAAGATGCTTCATTAGCAACCCATCTTCTAAAGTCATATAAGAAAGTTGCATTAGATGCATCTGATAAAATAGTTCTTGTAAGTGATTTTGCAAATTCAGTTTCAGCTCTACCTGGTATCAAATCAAATGCATCAATCATTTGCATATTAAAACTCTTAGCGCCTCTTTCATATACACCAGAACTTGTTAGTTCTGTCATAGCTTTAACAGCCTTTATTTTACCTGTAGCTAAAGATCTAGTATTTATAAGTCTACCACCAGATGCTAAGATCATTTTTTGCACTGTCATACCAAATCTGTTTTTCATTGCAGATTGGATATCTAATGCATAGAAAGATAAACTTGCTAATCCCATAAGTTTTTCACTTGCCTTAGCAACCCATTTAAAATTCTCTTGGAAGTCATCAGTAACTTGACCGTAAACTTCTCTTTCAATAACATCATTAAGAACTCTAAGTCTACGGTTTTCATTTTTAGGCAAAAGTCTCATTGGTCCTAAACCAGCATTTCTAAGTGTAGAACTTGCTTGGTTAAGATTTTTAGTAGCATTTTTAGGATCAGCTAAAACATTTCTTAAAGCTAAAAGTAATGGTTCATCTTTTTTAAGTTGATTGGTTTTATTTAATGAGAACATATATTCTCCCATTGCCCTTAAAACATCTGTAGAAGTTTCTTCAATATCTAATGCAAATAAACCACGGACTGGAATTCTAGAAATTGGATTACCATCCATATCAGTTGGTACAAATGCGGGATCTATTTGCGCATTAAATCCTTTATCTTGGTCATCTTCTGCAGCTTTAAAAGAAGCTTTAATATCTTTAAATGTACCTTTAATTGCTTCTCCTTTTCTAGCTACATCACCAGATTGAACTCTTTCAAGATTAGTTCTTTTTCTAAATCTTGGTAAATCTAAATATAGTTTTTCATAGTCTCCTGAGCCATCCTGAATATCTAAAAACTCTTTTTTAGTTTTTTCAAGTAGCTTAAAGATTGCGTTATTAGCATTCTTAAGTCTTGCATATTGCTCATTCATATACTTATTGTCATATGCTGAATTAGCAATATTTGGTCCGAATTCTCTTGGTAAGAAATTGCCTTTATTATCTATATGAATACCAACCTTAAGTTCAACCTTTTTAGTTTGTGGATTGTAGCCAGTTCTATATTGATCTTTAATTCTTGATATAGTATATCTAGAAACTGGCATGCCTGATACTTCTAACTTTTCTTTTGTAGCAGGATTTATAAGTTCTGTTTTCTTATAGTACTTTGGATTACTTGGTCTAGATACACTCCAGACTTTAGTTCTAAAGAACTTTTGTTCATACTTATTTGTGTCAGGATTGTATACAGTTTTTTGATAATGATTTCTATCAAACCATTCTGAAAATCTTTCACTTTCAGATTTAGCTAAAATTACATTGTCTGAATTTATCCATTCATCAGCATTTTCATAGTTAATTTCTTCTATGTCAACACCATTTACAGCAGTATTGAAAGCTTCAAAATAATAATCAGTTGGTAGAACCTCAGTAAGTTCAGATAAACGTCTGTATAGATTTCTAAGGTTAGTCATCTCTTGTCCAGATAAACCAAACTTATTAGACTTATTTGAAAGATTATAATATTCTAATTGCTGATCCTCAGATAATTCATTAGTTCTATTTTGAGAAACAAATGTTACCTCATAGTATTGTAATTTTGCAGCCTCTTCTTTTGTTAATCCCGATGCTTTATCAAATTTTGCTTGTAAAGAAACAATTTCATCTTCTATAACCTTAACCTGATCAATCTGAACTCTATCAAGATTAAGAGCATTTGGCTCTCCATCTTTATCAGTAACCATATTTACATAGGTCTTTCTCTGATCGTATAAATTAGCAAGTCTTTTAGATACATCAGAATCAGAAGCTTTAGCATTAATTCTTGCAATCTCATTAAAGATAGCGGTAAGTTCTTTGTAGTAATCTTCAGTATATGCTACTCTAAAATTCTTACGGAGATATCTGTCCATCTCAGTTTGAAATCTTTCTGGTGTAGCATCAGGAGTAATACCTCTAGAAGCAAGCCTTACATTAACAAAGTTGTCTAAGTCTCTTTGAACTCTATCATAGTTGACTTCAAAGTCATAGAACTTTCTAGAATCATTTCTGTACTTAATTCTTAAGAGTACTTTTTTAAGTTCATCTCCTTGCTTATATTCACCTGTGGTTGGTTCAATTGGATTATAAAGTTCTTCATAATCCATTTTAGCTACACTGGCTTCATTATAATCAAATAAATCATCAAGCTCTGTAAAGTCTCTTTTGTTTTGAGTATTTAAAGTTTCTAGAGCTTTCTTTCTTTCCTTATAAGCTTCCATAGAAACTTCTTTAGGAACTGTTAATACTTCACCAGTCTCCGGATGTACTACAGTATTTTCTTTCTTAAACATATTTAGAACTTCATATACTTCAGGAGTAAAAGTTCTATTCATATATTTTTCATGGAATTCCCACAACGCATCTGTAGCAGCATCAATAAGATCTGGATCTTTAGCTTCTCTTGCTCTTTTTAAATTATATTCTAATTGTGTTTTATCTGCCCTATAGTTTTTAAACTTATCAATAAAAGAGTAAACATCCTTTTCAATTAGTTCACCATCTCTTTCTAACTTGATTTTATCTTTGAATAGTAAAAGATCACCAAGCTGTGTAGTATTATTTGGATTCCACCCTACTTTTTCAAGAAAAGGCAGCATGTTATCTGCCATTGTGTTTAACTGCTGCTGAGATTCTACGTTAGTATCAGCTCTTCTATCCTTCATAAAATTGAAGACAGCACCTAATACATCATCAATATTACCAAGCGGAACTAAATTGGATCCAATTTGACCAATATCTTGCACATATCCTGTAAGGAATTGCTGAATAGTATCTGGTGAAATATGTTTAATTACATATTTTTTTACATCTCTGAGAACATATTTAATTCTTGGAGAAGGTTTTGGAAGCAAACTATTAAGATCACTTTCTTTAAAAGCTTTTTTATTATTAATATCAATCTGTTCAACTACAGCATCTAAGAACTTATTTATGTCAGATTCTTTAAAGCCATCTGCAGAAAGAATTGTAGAAATTTTACTTCTAAATTCTTCATTGATATTTCTCTGCATGTCTTTAGTAGCATCATTCATAAAGTCTTTAGCAAAATCAAACATTACATCATTGATTTCTTCTAAGTCATCTTTGACAATTTGTTTTACAGATAAAATCTTTTGAATGATAGGTGTATCTCTTGGTAGTTTTAATTCCCTAATTGCTTCATCAAAGAATTCCATCTGACCTGCCAATACATCTCTATAGTAACTTACCTGAGTAATTCCTTCAGGTGTTAAGTGTCTCTTAGTTTTAATTAAGTTATCTAGTGCTTCTTTAATTCTTTGAGCATAGACTTGAGATTCAGCCAAACTATTTACAAATGCAATTGAGCGGAGTCTAATATCTTCTTCACTCTCCTCAATAGCATTGATAACTTCTTCAATTTCTTCAGCAGTTAAGTTCTTACTTCTTACAATGTACGGAGACAAGAAGGATTGGATATTTTTTAAAATGTCTTCTCCTACTTTTCCTTCTAATAAACTTTTTACTTGTTCAGGTGATTTGCGTAGTTTACCAAGCTGGAAGTTGACATTATCATAGTATCTATCAATAACATTCATCAACTCTTTACTCTTAGCTTTTTCTAGATCCTGTAGAAAACTCTCAGCTTCTTTTTTAAACTCTGGTAATAAAGACAACTGAAACTTTAAGTCTTCAATTACAAAGTCTTCATCCAATAACATTTTAACAAGGTCCTCCCTGGTAGTAGTAGAGTCTAAAGCTTTAAGACTTACTTTAGTAGATAGTGCCCGCAAAACTTTTTTGAGTGCAGCCATTACGTTACTAATAAATCTTTGGAATAAAGTATCATCCTTAATAGTCTCATCTAGTTGCTTGTTGGCATCTAGTTCTATTCCTGTAACAATAGCTTCTTCCTTAAATCTTACCGTATTTTCTTGGAGCTCAGGGTATCTTTCTTTTACTATATCTAAAGCTCTTTGTCCTGTTGGACTTAAGCTAAGTTGATTAAATAAGTTATCAAATAACTTAGGGTTCTGAAACTGAATACCTTTTACTAGTGGGTGAGCATATTCATGGACCACTGATCCAGCTTTGAATTTACCCTCTACAAAGTATACCCTATTACCGTAGTAGAAAGAAGCTATGTTTCCTGTATACGGTGTTGGGCTTTCAGATAATAGTTCAATTGCCTGAGCTTCAGTAATGATTTCATATGGGATATTAAATGCCTTGTTATATTTTTCTCCCAGTGCCTCTGCAATTTGTATATCTCTTCTTCTTTCAATACCTTCTCTGGACAATGCAGCCTGTACCGCAGAAGAATTATCAAACATGTATTGGTCTGTATAGTCAATACCTGCTCGTAGTGCGTCTTCTTCTTGAGCTCTTCTTGCGTCTTGAATACTTTGGTCAAGCTCTTGTGCTTCTAGCTTAAGTTCATTTTCATAGTACATATCAATCAGAGATTGTGGTATGGTAATGTCCATATCCATCATATCTTCTGTTGTATATTTCATGAACCTAACTACAGGCGTACCGAAACTTCTATTGATGTCAGCGGAAAG